ACGTAGTCCCAGAGAATTTGCGCCTGCGGGATTCCAAGGAAGTTGTATGCGGGCCGGAGAAGCGTCGGCGGGGGGCTGTCGTAGAGCGGGATCATGCGCGAAGCATGGACGCGCTGGCCGAGCACCCAATACCACTTCGGCCTCATGTAATCGGCCTTAAGCGGATTGGAGGAGTTGTAGTCGCCGGGCGACACGCTGACCGGATCGACCACGACGAAGCGGAGCGTTCCGCCCTTCACCAGCTCGGCCGAGGCGTCATTGATGCGGAGAGGAAGTTCAGTCTTCTCTTCGCCGGTATCGATAAAGATGAAGGCGCCGCCCATGTATCCGGTGATTGTTGCGGCCTCGTGAAAGAGCCCCCGGAGGTGATACTTTTTCTCCTGAAGCTTCTGAAGCTCGTCCACCTTCTCGCCATCGTCGGAGCCGGTGATCTGGATCCACTCGCGCGTGATGTCGTCGGAGACGGTCTGCACGCAGGCGCGGATCATGCCATTTTGAGCGATCTGCTGTAGGGCGCCGTAGCCGATGAACGACGTCGTCGGATACTGTCCGAGCTCATAGCCGTGCTGCTGCAGGGACTTGTAAATCGTCGAGTACAGCCCGGTATCGGCAAGCTCAGCGTCCTGCGCCAGCCGGACCTCTTCGGTCGTGCCGAGCGTAACCGGGAGGGCGAAGCGCTCGCGGACCTTTTCTTCGGTCTCGAAGACCTTGGCGGCTGGCGGAGGGGCGTAGAGCTGAGCGCCGAGCTCTTCCATTAGGGCGGCGCGGCGGGCCTGATCGAGGATGCCGGAGCGCTTATCGGCCCGGGCCTCAGTCTTTGCCTTTTTCTTGGTCTTGGTCATTGCAAGTGCCTGCTTATTCAGTCGTCAAAGCCCCGGGTACTGGTCGCGCCGCGGGGCTTCATTTTGAGCCGCCTAGCGCTGGGCAAGGTAGGCGAGATTTGTCGGGTCGATGTGCAGTCCAGAGTGGCGATTCAGGTCATTCAATGCCTGGCTCATCGCGTCGATGGTGTCATCGTGAGCACCTGACGGAAATGCGAGGAGCTCAGGAATGAAGTCCTGCGCCACCCACGGATAGCGGTCCGGAGGCGGCAGGTAGACGTTCCGGGCCTCCCAGAGCGTCGTTACCGCGTTCGCTCGGGCTTCCTTGCTCTCTTTCGGAGTGATCGGGATGATGCCGGTCACTTTCCTTTTGAGCGCGCTGATGATCGCCGGGCCGTTCGCCTTGTCCTCGATGAGCTTTCGGGTGATCCGCGGGTACTTCCTCGCGGCCGCTACGAACTGCTCGAGCGACTTCACAAAGTCCCAGCGTCCCCGGAACTGGTCGACGAGGTAGAAAGCGCCGTCCTTTCGTCCCCACACCTGCCCGACCACGAAGTCGGATGTCGCGGACTCTTTAAAAGTCATATCCCACGAGATAACGGCCGCGTCGAAGCGCTCCGGGAGCTTGTCCCAGTGCTGAATCCAGTCGGACTTGAAGAGCCCACCGCCGCGCGGCATCGGTCTCTGCTGAAGCTGGCCGGCCGTCGCGAAAGAGCCCATCGTTCGCTCCATCTCGGAGACTGGCGCGTCGGAGAAGCGCTCCGGGAAGAGTAGCTCTCCGTCCTCAGTGCGCGGGTCCGTGAAGCCGATGCATGTCGCGCACCGGCGCTCCGGCTCGAAGCGCATTGGGAG